TTCTTCAGTAGCTCCAGGCGGTACTTCACCTGGGTAAATCCCAGTAATTAATTTAGGTTTTTCAATTAAGAAATATGGATAAATTCCATCAATCATAACAATAGCACGTCTTCCATCAGGAAGAATACCTACCATTGCAATTCCATACTCCCAAGTTCGACGATCTATCATAGATGGATAACTTCCTTCATTTGGGATATTTGGAAGAAAATCTAAAGGTTCATGATTTTTAATTTTTTCATCGTATAAAACTTTTAATTTTTGATCAGTAAATGCATCACGAGTAGGAAAATTCTTGAGAAAATCTCCTAAAAGGTATGTATTTTTAAGTTCCATTATTAAATTGATTAATATAAATTTGGATTATTTTATATGTTAGAAGTTAATATTACTAAAATATAATATTTCACATTTCTTTTCATTTTTAAAAGGTAATATTAAGCCTTAAATTTAATTTATTTTCATTGGGGAATTGAAATAATAATATTGTCTAAAATCATCCTAAACATGAATATTATTAGTAATAACAATTCTTTTTATGTTAATCCTAGTATTTATTTATGCAATAATAGCAATATTTACATTAACAACGTAGCAAACAAAAAAGACAAGAAAGTAGACTAATTCGTAAAAATAACAAAAAAATATGATAAAATTCTTAATATAATGGCAAATAAAAAAACTTACTAACTTGAATTTAAACTATCATCAAAAATCGGGTTATAATCTACATGGACACCGCAATAATTAGATGGATGATTTCTATAATCTATTGGTTTATATAGCCCAGAATCGGCAGCAGCTTGAGCGACAAGTCTAAATGTTTTCCAAAAATCCTGACTATGTGAAGGATCGTGATAATTCATTGCTAAATGTGATATTTCATGCAAATTAACAAAGATAATCATTTGGTCATCTTCAAAATTATTTTTTCCACTATTTTTTTCTCGTAAACAAAACGCAATTGATGCACCTTTTTCTAATACATAAGATGTATTAGTTTGACTTTCTGGATTATTTTCTTTTAATACATTTGGATTATAATTTTTAATTAAATTTTCTGTAATAGCTCTCATATCAGCATTATGTAAACTTACTGAATTTAAAGCATTATCATCCCATAAATATTTATTACGAAGATAAGTAATAAATTTTGCATTAAAGTTATTAATTTTAGCTAATTCATCAGCAGCTTGTTTATGGGAGGATTTTTCAAATGAATTAATAATTTTATAACAAGCTCCATCTAAATTTGAACAAACTGTACTTTCATTAAAATTTAAATGTCCTGTTTGATATAGCAATATAATGAATAATGCAATAATTATATATAATAAATAGTTATCCATTTGGTATATATTAATATGAAAATTATTAATACTAATGAATTCTTATAAATAAAATTGATATTTAATTAATAAATTATTAATTTCCAAATGATGATTAAAAAAACGTAAAACTTCTAATATCAATCATTATTGTTTATCATTGTTAGTAATAATATTTATTATATTAATCTTTTCCGTACAATTTTTGCAATAAATGATATACTGTCAGATACTGGATGTAGATTAGATAGTAAAGTATTTAATACAATTGATAAAAAAACTATGATCATCCACAAATTAAATACTGGTTTAATTTAGTAGATGCATCATATATTGAAAATGATATGGTTACAATGAAAACATTAGGATTGGATGATGAATTCTTTAGAACAATTTGTTAATTTTTTTGAAACAATTGTATTAGTTCATTAACTTTATCATTTAATTCTTTAGAGTTTATTTCTGACATAAGTATATTGATTAATTTATATTGATTAATTTATGTTGATTGATTTATATTGATTAATTTAATTCAATAAAATCGATTTTCTAATACATTCAGAAATCTAAAGTTTTAGGCTATTAAAAGCATCTGACATAGGTTTACGAGGTAATATCTTAGTATTAAGATTGATATCACTAAGCACAACATCTGTAACTGTAATTTGCTTAAGTTTTGTTCTAAGAATATCGAATAAATCTTTATTTTTATCAATTGGATACTTTACTTTTCTGATCATATTGTTCTCTAAGCGTTCTTCATATTTCCATTCAATTGGAAAAATTTCAGGAGGAACGCAAAATACAATTGAACGAAATCTTCGATAGAATTTTGTTTCTGGGTCAAAAATAGCATACAAGAAAGCATCAGCACATTCATTAAAATCTTTTCCATATGTGTAACATCCTAATGGAGTAAAGATAACACTATCATAACCATTAAATGCTGCTACAGTCAAACAATTTTTAATTTTTTCCATATAAATTTCTTGTTCGGGTCGATCATTATCAACACGATCTTTAACTTCATCTCCTTGAATATCTGTTTGACGAACAACAGCTCCAGTAGCTAAAATAATTGATTGAAAATCAGGATTAGATTTTTCTTCAATAATTTTATATTCTGCAGCACGATTTTGTCTAAAAACCATAACTTTAGGAGCAAATAAAACTGATTCATTACGTAATGGATAAAAATGATCACTAATCTCTTTATCAATTGCAAGAGAAATAGTTGTTCGTAAAAATACCTGTTCTTCAATTCCTTCATCACCACGAGACCATGATCCACCTGGACCCATTCGACTTGCATCAATTACAACTACTGGATTTTGTTTTACTTTTTTGAGTTTAACAGCATAATCCAAAGGATCCTGATCAAAAACACCAATTGAAACATGCTTATTGTTATCACATGTTTCGAGGATATTGGCTGGTTCTTTACTATGGCTTACATCCATATTCCATTCACGAAATGCAGTACCTGGTTTTAAAGTTTTAAAAGCATTTTTATAATAAAAACATTTTTCAATTCCTTTAATAAATTGAGCAAAATGTCTTTCTTCAGGTTTAACAAAACGTAATTTTGATAATTCTCCGTATCTAATATCTTCGTCATAATCAGCTCTGTGTGAATCTTTTTTAACTTGTAAAGCTTTTAATTCTTGATCTTCCTCAGGAGTCAGATCACGTTTATTTAATAATCCTTCAGCAAATTCACATCGGACTTCAACATCTTTAATTAAAGATTTAATTTTAGTTCTTCGAGCAAATTCCTCATTTTTACCAGACTCAGCTGATTTAATTTCAGAAACATATTCATAATTACATTTTCTATCAGTTTCTTCAGTTGAATTGAAAATTTTATTACCTTCTTTACGATAATAATCATCTTTAGTTTGACCTAAATCTTTTTTTTCTTTGGATGCTACTGTATCAACTTTTACCCCTCCATTATTCGATTCCTCCCATAATCTTTGAAGTACAGCTAAACGTTTTTTATCTTTAATACTTAATTCACCAACTTTCTTTTTAAGAGATTTAAGTTCTTCTTCTTCCTCTTTAGTAATGTTAAAATCTATCTTAAATTGATTGGACATCTTTGGTTTTATATTATTTAAATAAAATTAACAATTAGATAAAATCAATAGTTATATTGTAAATTATAATCAAATATTCAGTACAAAAATTGTTAACAATCGATTGGAATTCAATGTCAAAGAATTTAAATTCTATATTGGAATCGAAGACATCGCACGTACCAATTTGAGCATCATTAAATTTTAATTATTTCTTTATTATTTTTCGATTTGTCTGACAAATTTTAATTTTTTACTTCTTTTATTGTGCATTTCCAACTAAAATAAATATTGATATATATAAATATTCTTGTAAAACATTTTACTTTGAATAAGGATGGATACTTTTGCAAATGAGCCAATTATAGTTAACATTTTAGAAGCAGACCATAAATTTAAAATAGTTAAGACAATTATTTTTATTGGTGATGTTCCTCCTAAAGTCTTAACTGCATTAAAAGCTTTTTTAGGTGGTAGTTCACTATCTCCTATTTTGAAAAATTTTTATAATAAAAATTGGCTTGAACGTATTTCAAAACTTGCAAGGAAAGGAATAACTATTAAAGGAGGTGATATTGGAGTTAAAGCAGATGATGATTTTGATTTTGATTTTGACTCATCTTCAAATGTTGAACTTATTCAAAATGATGAAGGTGTTGATGATAGTATTGATATAGATATTTCAGAACAAAAAAAGAAACAATCAATTGATAAAATTAATGATGATGAAAACAATACTAAAGAAAAAATTACAGATTTTATTAAAGAAGAAACTATTGATATTACAGATCTTGAAAAATTAACTCAAACACCTGTTGAGGAAGTTGAAATTGATAGTGACATAGTATTAGTTACAAATATTTATGCATATCCACATGATAAAATATGGGATTTAAAAGAAAAGATTTTCGCAACTACTGGAATTTTACCACTTTATCAACATATATGGGTTGAACACCAAGATATACAACATCAATGCAGTTACAAAATTTTTAATGCTGGTCGTCGTATCCCCATTTCAGCATATAATTTATTAGAAAAATCTGATGAACATGTTGAATCAAAAAAAATAGAAAGTACATCTATTCAAAAAATTGGAAATATACCAATTGATATGCAATTTTATGATGATAAATTTCTTATCAAAATTGAAGCTCTTGATACTTTCGAAATTTTAGCAGAAATTTATAAAAGATTTGGTACTACTGAATTTAATTTATTATCTATTAAAAATATTATTAGTGAAAACAGTCGTAAACAATATAGTAGTCTTTTAAAGAACGATCGTTATCAAATTGATATGATTTATTATGGATTTGTTATGCTCTATTTTCCCATCTTCACATATGATGTATTTATCAATTGGATTAGAGATGGTGAAATAAGTCTTCGAAATCAATTTCCAGATTTAATTCCTAGCAGAAAAGATATAGTTGAAAAGTATCAACTTGAAACAAATATTTCACAATTATCCGAAGTGATGGATTCACCTGAGAACAAACATTTCATTAATGATATCGAATCAAATATTAAATTATCAATTGTGACGAGTACAATTAAAGTATTAAAAATGGGTAGTTCGAAAGAAACTATTATTTATTTACGAAATTTATTTGATGAATTTGCATTAAGTTCAACAGTTGACTATGTTAAAACAGAAATATTAATCAATAATAGACGAACTATATTTAAAAAAGTTTTTAATAAAAATCCTCTTATTTCCCATGATGATAGTTTCCAAATTTTACATCCTATTTATGATAGAATATCAATTGGATCAATAGTATTTAGAATTCGTCTTAATCCAACAACTACAGAATGTATGTATTTCATCATTTATCAAAATGGTAATTACGAAATTAAAGCTAATTGGCGTGAGGATCTTGGTTTTGGATTTGATGAAATTTTTAATACAACAGTAGCTTATATTACTCCAATTATTCATCAAATTAATAAAATGGAATCAAAAGTGCTTTATTATGGCAAACAATTACCTTTAATTGATCGAAAAAATAGTAAATTTAGTGAAATTGGTATGTCGATATTTTGGACATATAATTTATCTGATATTCAATTCAAAATTCTTAAAGGTGTATTCGATGAATTAAGAAAGGCTGGCATTATTGAATTACGTTCAAATGAAAGAACAGAAATGGAATATTATTTTGTTAAAGGTATGTATCAATATGATGCAAATCGTTTGGACAAAACTATTACAGCAAATAACTATTATGAATATCTATCAAATGGTATTATTAAACAAAAATGGGCAACAGTTTTTACAAACACTCGTATTACAAGATTAATTCATCGTTCTGCTGATATTAAATTAGAAATTATGGGTATTCGAGAGAATGAATATGACATATTTAATCACTATGTATACATTGCCCTATATATGTTTTTAATTGAAAACAAGAAACAAAAAATAGTCACTCATGTACATGGTCATAGAAAAAAAGCACTCCTTGATAATAAAGAACAAGATCCTGAACTTTATAATACGAGAAAAATCTATAAATCTGATTTTATTTATAGTAGAATTTGTCAAAAACCTTATCAACCTCGGATGCTTAATGAATCAGAATACGCTGAATTAAGTTCTGAAGATAAACTTAGAGCTATAAAATACTGGAATTTTACTCGAAAAATTCCAGTATGGTATATCTCAACTAATCCACGATATCCATATATAAGATTCATTGTTGGTAAACATCCACGAGGATATTGTATTCCATGTAGTAAAATTACTGAAGTTCCTGATAACCCTGATGATATTAATAAAATTATTCATGACACTTGTATTAAATCACATGAATGGAATGAAAAAAAACAAACTATTACAACTGGAAGTAGATATATTATGAGTTATGGTAAAGAAATTGAACTTGATCGATTAAGTAGACTGCCAGAAAAGACTCTTGAACCATTATTCTATGATACTTATGTTAGTACTGGTGATAGCATGGATCAAGAATGTGCAGATGAAACAACTAATGGTTATTTCTTATATGGAGTTGCTCAACATCTCCCTGCTGTACCTAGCATTGGTATATTCTATTGTTTATCACGAGCATTATCAATGACACCTCAAGAATTTATTAATGAGATTAAAAAAAGATTAAAAGCAGACCCATTAAAATTTAAAATTATTATGAACGGAGAGATTCTTAATTTATTCACATCAATTAAAGATTTGATTCTTGCTTTTGATGAATTATTAAATCCAAAAAATGATGTTCTTCGACATCTTGGTGAAAAATGGAATGTATTAATTGAGTCTATTGCTAATATTTATTTTGCTATTAATATTATTAAGTTTGAAGATAGTGATTTTAGTTCAGATAGTACAGGACAGCGATGCAAACTTGTAATTCCAAATAGATTATCTAACATTGATGATTTTATTTCGGAAAATCATCAAAATTTAATTGTACTATATCGCAAAAAAGACAAAATTTATTATCCAGTATTTCAAATTAATACGGAAATTTATTTCAAAACGCACATTATTGATGCAAAATTATTTGATGCAAAACATGATCTTGTAATGATTATTCAAAAAATGGCTAAATCATTATATTCGGAAATGCGAACATTTGAACATTTAGATTTGAATATTATTCGTAAATTTTTGGCACAGACTAAATTTTGGCATATAGTTAAATTATTCATTAATAATAATAATTACTGTTATGGAATATTATTAAGTTTAAAATCATCTAAAGATGATCATGTTTATATGCCAATTCCCAGATCATTTTATACTGAACAAATCAAAATCGAATATGAACCATTTTATCGTAAAAAATATAAATGTTCTCTAGAATTATTAGATCGATTTATAAAAGATTTTAATAGTTGGGTTGCTGATATTTCTTATAAACTTGGCATGATTAAATCAAATGTGTCAAGAAGTTTACCAATTGAGCAAAGAATTATTCCAGTTTTTCCTTTAATTTCTATTAGTCATTGGTTATTATTAAATGATGCAATGACCACTAAATCTCCTGAAGTTATTGGTTTTGTTTTTGATAATCAAAACTTTTATATTAGTCCATCAATCGCACCAGAAACAGCTCTTAAAAAATCCAAAGTTAAAATGTTTTTATTGCGATATGATCCAGATGATGTTAATCGTGCTATTTATGAACAACACCCACCAGCAAAAGATCCACGAATGCAAAATATTAATATAGCAATTTATAAATATTATCAATACCAGCTTTTACTTATGGAATTTATGAGTTTGTTCAGTAAACAGCGTAATAATAAAATTCGTGATCAAATCAATGCTCTTATTCTTAAAACTAATTTTGCTACACAATTACCTGAATTTTATATTACATTACGTAAAATTATCGAAGATAATAACGATCTTAAAAAAGTAATTGATTTTATTGATAATATTGTGAATGGTATGTGGACAAAAAAAGAATTAATTGCTAACATTAAAGAAACAACATTTAATTTTGACAATGTTGAACTTGATAAACTTAGAAAAATGACATCACCACAACTTAAAATCGCATTAACAAAAATTGCTAATAGTATCACAGTTAAAACAGATAATATTGCTAAATATTTAGGTAATAATAAAAATTTCCAATTTCCAAATACTTTTGTGGTCTGTAAAGACAAAGGCGATGGTTATTGCCAAGGAAAAAAATTAATTGTAGAACGTTCTCAATTTGAACATTTAATTGATATTCTTGTACAAGATTTACAAAATCCACTTAAAGCAAAATGGATATTTAGTAATGTTTTTAATGATCGTGTTATTTCAATGTTCCGATTTATTCAACGACCCTTTGAGAGAATTGACATTAGTTTTGGATAGATTGTTTAAAACATAGCAGCTAATACAGATCTAACCCTATAGGATTTTTCGAATTTTTTAATATTCACTTCATCTATTTTTTTGCCAACATCAGCAGGCATGAAATCTTTATTTGTTGTAAGTGTAATATGCGGAATACTTGAATTTTGAACAATTAGATCATTAGGTAAATTACATACTAAACATAATCCAGCCTCATTATTTGAATATCCAATTACATCAATTTCATAAGATTTCCCAAATGGATAATCAAGATATGTAGGAAAGTTGTTATTGAGTTTTGATTCATTATTTGATTCATAATCATTAGCTTTGATTTTTCCACCTAAATATTCAAGAGTTATATGTAATGGAGTCTGTTGAGTTGTTTGACTTTTTAATGTTTCATTGTTAATTTTTTCAGTGTTTAAAATATCTGTAATAGCTGGTATGTTTGGAAATAAACCAATATACATTGGAATTATTTGATTTGATTTTCCAAGGATAATATTAACACATTTATTATGAAAACCTGAACGTATTTTTTTCTTATCAAATTCAGACATGTCAAAAATACGAATTTTTTCTATATCCATTTTTTTTAAAACTTCGATTTTATCAGTAATTTCAAATGTAATTTTCGTTTCATTAGTATCATTTTCAAGATCGTTTAAAAGAGATTTTTTATCATTTTCATCATATTCAACTAGTAGGACGCTAATATTATGACCTTCATTTTTTAATGAAATTAAAGTGTTATACATGATTTGATATGATAAATATTGATATGATAAATATTGATATGATAAAAGTTTATGTTATAAAAAATAAAAATCAAATTTTATTATTACTCTTACGAATAATATTATGATGTTTTTGAAAGACTTAATTAATTTTACGAATAAGCTTATCAAAAATATCAGATGGATCCAAATTTTTAATTGAAAGAGCTAAAATTGTTGGTCTCATTAAAACATCATCACATCCATTTTGCTTTGGAATAATTTGTTTTTGTACATCAACATCAACTGCCTGTTAGGAAATTTGCCAATTATTAAATTGTATATTAGGAATTTGCAAATTAACTGTTTGTAAAAAATCAGAAACGCAAGTTACAAGATATTTATCAATCAAAATATCAAAAACAATATGAATATGGTTAGATTTATCTATCTGTTTTTTTATCTTTTCGATAATTTCTGTAATAATGATATGAGGATCACGATTATCAGAAAATTCAGAATTTTGACGAAATGTTAAAGATTTTGTTTCAAATTGTTGATCCTTTAATTGTAATGGATAATAAAAAAATTCAATTTTTTAGATTAATAAATATAACAAACATTTTATAGATCAATATTTTTATAGATTTTGCATTAAGTAATCTAGTTATACAAAATTATAAAAAATGAGCGAACCTTTATTTAAAGATGATAAAAATTCTGATAATGATAATAATGATTCAGACGAACCAATTAAACATGATGGATTTGATATTTTTGGTTCAATATTAGGAAAACTCAATATTTGGATTGCTGTTTTAATTTTTATTATATTTATATTGATGAATACATCATTTTTCATTGAAGATGTAATAAAAAAAATTAATTCGGATTTCGTTGCGTCAGATGGTAATTTAACATCAAATGGCATTATTATACAAGGAGTTTTCTTAAGTTTAGCTTATATTGTTGTTGATCTTTTGGTATCAGGAGGTATCTTGTAATTGATTAAATCTTGCAGTTAATGTTGATTTATTTTTTTCGTTATTTCTCTTAATAATTTCAACCATTTGATTCGATAATAATTCAATTGATTGGTTATTAAAAATTTGTTTATTCTGTTGATATAAAAGATTACAAAGCTTTGATTCTTTTTCTGTAATTTGAGCAATGCGATAGCATGTTAGAAATACTACTTTTAATGTTAGATATAAAAGATAATATTTAACTGCAGTTATTAGAGAATAAGTAATGTTAGACATTATTAAAATAGTTAATTTTAATATTATATAAATTTCATAATATTATTAATTTATTTATTTAAGATGAATTTATTTTAAGATGAATTTATTTTAAGATGAATTTATTCATCTACGAAAAATTTAACGGGTTTTCCAAACGTTTCAGCTGTTCTAGTTGGATTAAAACCCGCTGGTAAAAATATATATTTTATATTATCTCTATGATCTCTTGGTGCTCTAGAAAGATCATACTTAATTTCCTCTTTAACTTGTGTTCTTTCTCCATTAAATAAAAGCTTTTCAGCTAATCTATCAACTTCTCCAGACCATGTTTTTGATTGAAGAACAAGAGTATATCGTAGATAATCAGTCGAAATAATAACACTATATGGTTCATCAAGAGATTCAAGTAGTATAATTTTAACTGTTCTACCATTAATATTATAATAATTTAATTCAAGAGAATTTTGACATTCATTTGAACAATTTCTTAAACTTGATATTAAATTTTTTTCAATTGGTATAGTTTTATCCCATTGGGAAATTCTTTGTACTTCGTATTTGTAAATTCTATCTAAAGCTACTGTTACAGGAGTTGATGTTATTGGTGTTTGTTCGGGTGTATATGAATCAGAAATATCAATAACTTCAGGTATATTATATGTCGGTCCTTTTTCAGGCATTACTATTTCGATTATATTTCCCGAAAATAATCTTGCCATTTGATCTTTATTTTGTGATAGAGTTACTATAATTTTAAAATCCGGATCGTCTAGAAAGATACCACCATTTTGTCTATATCTATCCATAATATCATTATTATTTATTGTTCTTATTTTTTCATTAGCAGCAATGTATTCAAGGATAATTTGATCAATTTCTATTAATTGTACTTCTCTTTTTGCACTTAATAAAAACGTTAATGATTTTGTACGATAATTAAATATGTAGAATGGTTCATTTAATGCTGTTGTAGGTGTTATTCTTAAATTAGAAATTTCTCTGGGATGACTAAATATTTTATAAGCTTCACATGATGATTGGTCTGAACATTGATCTTTAATATCAATTGAATGATTACCATTTTT